GATAGCGTTTAGCTTTTGATATCTAGATTCTATTACCCCAGCACTAGCTCCGGCTTCCGCGGATGCGTCAGGTTTAGTAGCAGATTTTTCTGCATCTATTAATCCTGATTGGATCCCGTTGCTCAATGATACAGTAGCATCACCGATGAAATCTTTCAAAAAGACCTTAAGTGCTTCTTGGTGTCTATCATCGTCCTTAGCGAAGTATGAAGCGGCCTTAGGCCCTAGCAAAATGTCAAGTAATGCACCTTCAGCAATGTTTTTAGATTGTTTGAATTCATTAATCTTCATTTTTCTTCCTTAACGATTTGGCGAATCTTTCTTGATCTTTACCCTTGATAGCACTCAAAAGCTTCTTTTCGAGTAGTTCAGCCTTGTCAGGAGAATATTGTTTTTGCATCAATTCAATAAGATTGATGGCACTGGTAATAATATTGGAGGCACGGGACTCAATGATGTGATTCATATCCCTAGTGTCACCAAAAGATTGTAATTCCTCAAGAAGGCTTTTTGTTTTCTTTTGCATAGTATAATAAAGATCCTATAGAGTATTTATTCATTCTTTAGTTTTTCTTGAGAGAATTCAACAATGATTTTAGCTTTGCACCCTCCACATTAGCAGATATTTTTGCCTCAGTAGTTGGAAGATTGTTAACAACATCGCTTACTGAGCTAGTAGTTTTAAGTTGGTTCATTAGTTGTGTAGGGGTGTGTTGATGAGTTCTACCTTCTTCCGGATCCTCATCAGTGATTCTCATAGTATCAATATTGTACTCTAAGTCAATCTTTTGACCAACCCCAGTAGAACTACGAGACTTCATACACTGAATCTGATATTTACCACGTTCTTTCATAGAACGTGATGTAAAGATACCGAACACATAGTCAGCAGTGTTAATCTTAGAAATACCGCCTGCAATGTGACTGTGATCAAATTCAATTTCTTCAACTGCACTACGATTCAACTGCGATGCCGTGATGAGAAGAACACCAAGTTCCTTCGCCAAATTGCGAAGTTCTTCTGATACATACTTGTCCTTGATGAACTGGTCGTTAGGATTAACTTTGACACTTACCGGCATGACCAAATCAAGATAGTCAATCATTACGAAATCAACCTTGATACCAGTCTGAATCTGCACTTCTTTGATGTATGAACGAATAGCGTTCACATTACTCTGTGCGGGTAATGCTTTAACACGATACTTACCAAACTTCTTACCAGCCATCTTGACTCGCAATTCAGTATCGTCCAAATTCTTTCGAATGTCTCTAGTACTCATATTAGTCAACATAGCATCAGTACGAAGCGATGTCAATTCCTCTGAAAGTTCGAGAGTGATGTAGACTCCACTAAGTCCTTGACTCAACCAGTTAAGAGCGATGTTCATCATAACAAGCGACTTACCAGAACCAGAACCACCTGCAAAGATGTTCAACTCGCCGCGACTCATTCCACCATACATAACTCTGTCAAGCTGCGGCCAGCCAGTAGACACCTGACCACCTGCGTTGAAATACTTGTTCAATCGATCCTTAGGGTCAGCAAAGTAATCTGTTCCCATATCACGTTGTAGACTGATTTGAACAGCGTCCTTGATTAGTTGTTCGACCGGGTCAAATTCACCCTTCTCAAGCATATCTGCTGCTTTAAGAATTGCTCGTTCAAGTTCTTGTCGCTTAGTGAATGACTCAAATTCTTCCAAGAACCATTCGTAATGTCCATCAGACAAGTCTTCGATATGGTCAATTGCTTCACCAGTGGTTGCTTTAATCTGCGTTATGTCAGGCATAATGCTATATTTGGCAGTATGCTCTACAATAAATTCTGCAACGTTTCTTAGACTACGATCAAAGTTTTCTGGATTCATGATGTTCATGACACGAGTATACAACTCGGAATTCGTGACCATCATCTGAAGGAATAGACGTTGTATATCAGTGTTATATTCTTTGAGCAATTTTCTTCCTCTGCATTTCAATTTTAATCTTACTGCTTGTAGCTTGTTGTAGAATACTTAGTAGGGTAGCTACTTTGCCGTATTTTAATACAGCGTCATTGGTATCCTTTATTTCAGGTGACCAATTTGGAATTGCAACTTCAAATCCTAATTCTACTGCTCTGTCAATGATTGCTATACCGGACTTATCTAAGTCTGGCACTACGATAATTCTTCTGTTTAGCCTTCTCAATAGCTCCGCTTGTTCGTCACTAATAGTATCATGTGTTAGTGCGCAACCGTTAATGCTGAGCGCATCCAATACACCCTCTACAACAATACACACTTCATACTCCGGCTTTTGAAAATCATAGCCAAAGATGAAGCCCGTTTGCTGCTCTTTGATGTATTTTGGAATACGATTGTCAAGATACCTGCTTATGTGTCCGACAATCTTATTTTCAAAAGTATAGGGTATGATTATTCTATTACTGTTTCTACCTTCTTCATTGGGAGTAATCATGAAGGGATAATCAGTAACCGAAAAGCCTCGACTGTTGATATACTCAACAAACTTTAGATGCTTGGGGTCAGTCTCATCAATGATGGTAGCGTCTTCCGGAAGCTGAGTCTCAGCAAAATTAATCTTGAGACTTTTTCTTTTTTTGACATATAATTCAATAAGGTCTTTGTGTTGTAGACTTTCAAAGCTCCACTTGTTTATTTGTTGCTCATCTATACCAAACCAAGACAATAGTTTTCTTAGATTCTGACTAAGTGTTTTTCCTAAAGTGAACCCGCATTTAAAGTGACAGTTAAAGCAGTGATAGCTCCAATTGACATCACCATCGAACTTTATGCCACCGCGACTTCTGCGATCAGGCTTATGTCCAAAATGATGACAGCAAGGAGCATTAAAGCTCACCCAGCCTTTTGCTGTGGTCTTCTTTCTGCCCGGAATTATAGTGAGGATATCAATCATTAAGTAGTCATAATAACACGATTAGTGTTATCTAGCAAGTATATTGGTTACCGCACCTGAATTACTTGTGAACTCTACCTTAACATATGGGTGAAATCCTGTGATAGTATATCCTCTGGTTTCAGACACATTATCTAGTTCATTATCTTCTTCAATAACATAGAAGTCACCGTCTACGATACTGGAACCTAATATAGTGACGTTCCCGTAGTATTCTTCATACTTTGTTTGAATGGTTAAGATAGGATTAGCTTGTGTGTTAATGATACTCGTATCGTATACAAGATTAGTATTGCCGCTACTGTTACTGATATTAGGGAATGCCTGACCAGTTGGAATGGTTACTATCTGTGAGGGGACAAAGGAAGGTAATATAGAATCTACAATGTTCATTACTCCGCGCCCGCCGGCATTTTGGTCAACAAACACCGGATAGTCAAATGTACCTACAGGTATTTCTAGTGAGTAGTATGCTTTTTGTTGAGGGATATCTTCAATGTCTGCTGCATTTAGACTTAGACTGGCGATGCCGGTTAATGCAAAATCTAAATCAAGAGCCTTTGAGACTAGGATTTCAGTGGCATCATAATTCAGGATTCTACAAGTAATACTTTTACCAGTAATGTCTACTGGCTTCTGCTCTTGATTTAAGAATTGAAACTGAAGCTTGTTGTCTACGCCTTTATGTAGAGTTAGCGGCTTTGCATATTGGGGCATATATTTCCTCGGTGAATTTCCTGACAGGAGTACTACAATTTGTCTGGTTACGTAAGTAAATACTGATGTAGTGTACACAAATGTTTCTCCTTGTCAAGTATTTAGTACTAAAATAAATAGTTTGGGCAAACCGGTGTAAATAGAATACAGCTATGAATGACGAATTTTTCAAAAAACTGAGTGACAACCATCCGTTCATCACCATATGTTCCTACAGCAATCAGGACTATGTCGGAATAATTCAGAATAGGGATGACACTGTTACCACTATGTACGATTACGGGGCAATCACACAAGCTGAACTTAGAACAAAGTTTTTAGAATTAGGTGAAATATGGTGGTGGGAGTCAAATAGATCGATTCCCATCAATATTTTTTTGAAAGATGAGTGGGGTATATTTAAACCATACGTCAAGACATTTAACAACAAAGGTTTACAAGTCATTCATGGTCCTGTAGTATCAATGTCTGACTTCTCTAAGAAACGCAGTAAGCGTAGAAGCATCACACTTGTTAAGCGGATGCCCTAGCTGCCTTCTTTAGTTCTTTCTTTCTTTTATCTTTAGCCATCTTAAACGACAAATCACCAACCCGTTGGTCAAACGTTATTCCAATCAAATGATCATATTCATGTAAGAACACTCTGCATTCAAATCCAGACAATTCACGCTCAACTAATTCACCTGACACTGTATAATATTGCACTACCGCAGTAGTGGGGCGCTTTACCTTCATGAACAAGTCAGGGAAGCTCAAGCAACCTTCAAGGTCATTCTTACGTTCTTCGGCTAGCGAGACAATTTTGGGATTGATACACGCAACTAGCTTAGTGAAGTTACCCATAATAAAGATACGCTTCTTGATTCCAACTTGAGGTGCAGCAAGACCTACCCCACCATTGTCAGCCATAAACTTTGACATAGCCCTAACAAGTTCTTCGGGACTACCATCAATTCTAAAGTCCCATTCTTCCGAGACTTCAAGTAGCTGTGGATTATTTTCTTCAAGCAGTGCTAGGTTCATAACTGTACTCCACACTCTTTTAGTATTTCAATATAATAGTCTTCGCCTTTGTGGACATGTTCTACAAAATGGTCAGGCGCCTCATCGTTAGCCATATCGCTGATATACTTGTGACAGATAAACTCCACGTTCGCTACTTGACAAGCTTTAGCAATAGCAAATGCTTCCATGTCAACTAAGTCAGCATTGATATTATATGTGTCAGTTACAAAGTTATCACCTGTACTCAACACCCACCCATCATCACCGATGACAATGGGTGCGTGTAATGCTTCTGCCTGTGGTCCAACAATACAACCACCCAAAATAACGTCACGCTGAGTAAACTTAGTACACTTGTAGATGCCACCGTGGGATGCGGTTATGCCACCAGCAGTACCAAAGTTGAATACACGAGTTGGCTTGTGTCGCTCAATTAATGTAGCAGCAACAATAGCTGCATTTACTTTGCCAACGCCAGTGTAGAATACATTGCTCTTACCTGCTAGTGAGGGGGCCTCTTCTGGCATTGCTAATAAAATAATATCATTCATGTAAAAATCCCATATAATAAAACAGCAAGAATAAAGATGTTACAAGTCAACAGTGCGCGGTCACGTTCTACGTAAGAAGCATACGCCCACAATGCGGTTCCCATGAACCCAACAATCATATCTTCTGTGTGGTAACCAAACGCTCTAAGAATTGTTGCTACAATTACGCCTGTTGTACCTAACCATTTAATCAGATTCATATGATACAAGTGATAGAACTGTTGCACCTGTTTCACGAATCTTGTTGCTCCCGTTGAGATACGTGAGGTCAATAACACTTGCATAAAAAATATCCTCCGGCTTTACGCCAATTCTGCTTAATAGTTGAATAGTTGCTAGTGCTGTCCCGCCGGTAGCATTAACGTCATCGATTATACCAACTTTAGTACCTTCACCAATGTCAGTATTACCTTTAATTTCTAATGTTCCGCTATCATATTCGTATTCATATGACTGACTGATTATCGGTGGCGGCAACTTGCCAGGCTTACGAATCATATGAAATGGCAATTCAAGTTCAGCAGCGACAGGCGCGCCCCAAATAAATCCTCTAGCATCAGGTGATGCAATACAATCTACCCCGCTTACCATCATAAACATCTTAAGACGATCTAATGCCCAACGAAAGTCGCCGGGCTTAGTTAGCACATTGCTAAGGTCTTTAAAGTTTACGCCTTCAGTGGGCCAATCTTTAATTTCGGTAATAGAATTCTTAATCATTTTGTTCCTTCAATAAATTCATATGCACGACAACCAATTGTGCATAAGCAATAGCATGACTTTTCTTGAAACTATAATTATCGTTATCTTTTTCCCACACTGTGGGTGAGACTTCTTTCCAAGATAAGCCTTGCAAGTGTTTTTTAGCTGGTCGCATTACTGCTAGAAACATTGCCAGTCTAGGAATACTATCAATTGGTTCAGGCATACGCTGCATGATATTGAATGAGTTGTTAAGGTGAATAAGTTTCTCTACTATAGAGCGGTTCTTGAGGATAGACCAATCTGGTTCTCTCATTAACTCAACTAAATGTTCTTCGTTCTTTACAAGTTCATACACATGAACATTTAGGATATCTAATTTGAAATATCCTCTTTTATCTGCTTCGGTATAATCAATTGACGCCATATCATACGTTGGATCATATGGTATGTCAGATACATAGATACCGCTAGGATGTTTGCGTATAGGAGTAATATTGCGCATTGACGCAGGGGTATGCTTGATGACCGCTAGTAGTTTTTCGCGGTCACCTAAGTCAATATCAATATCGGAGTCAATTCTCATCGAATGTGAGTCATACCCGCTTGAATAAGCTTCTGATAAGCTTTTTGCACAACAATAGCCTGACGCTCGGCATCTTCTACTGCTTTGTGACTTGTAACGTGTCCGCCGTCTTTCAACGAGACGCCGGCAAGGTCATAAACAGTGCGACAATCACGCACATTCCAAAACTGCCAAGGATACTTCATGTCAAGGTCACGGAATGCACTTTCTGCAATAACGATGTCGAAGCCAGATCCGTTAGACCAAACTTTATCACCGCGGTTCCAGCAGAACTGATAAAGTTTTTCCATTGCTTCACGATAGCTGATACGGTCGCGGTCGCCCATAGCTTCTTCAATTGCTTCGGGACTTTGTTCACCCCACCAACGCAGAGTATCATCGCTGATTGTGCGATTAAATGTTTCAGTTTGTTCATCCATAGTTGGACGAAGCTCAAGTTTCTCAATTACGCCAACCCCACGAGGATCAAAACGCACAGCACCAATTGTAAGTATTACTGTGGAAACGTCGGTACTGAGTGTTTCCATATCGATCATAATATGATTAGCCATTAGAACTCCAAATGTTGTCTATCTTCTTTACATCTTCTACTATAGCACCGTTTAGGTAATTAAGCAATAGCATAGGTCGCGGTTCGGGTAAATAATTGGGCATACTGCTATGCAACAATCTACAGTTGTACATCAAGACACTTCCTTTAGTCATATGTCGCTGTTCGGACAAACTGTAGAAATATTTGTTATATGCACCGCTATAGCACATATCAATATCCCAATCTTGTATCTGACTTCTAGGAACAAATCCAGTTGAACCTTGCTCAGGAGTAGTGTCTTGTAAGGCAACGATACACTGTACTCCTAATAACCTTTCATCTTCATTCCATTGTTTAAATCTATGAGGAGTATCAACATGTGGATTTATCCATTTACTGTCACCGCTGATAGTTACAACATCACTAGCATAGAACACAGCATCAGCAAGTTCTAGCTTAATTTTGGAGATAAGAATTTCGTTAATAGCTTGTACCTCTGGCCAATCCATAACCATTTGACTCCACCAAACGTTTATATTCGGTAGCTCTTTTATCTTATCTCGTTCTGCATATTGTCTATCAGTACTAACTGCTCTGACGGGATATAGGGTATCTAATTTATCATTGAACGTGTCAATCAAGTCTATAGGAATAATATTCTCAAAGAATAGATAACCTTCGCCATCAGTTAATTCATTTACCATTTTAATAACAACCAAGCTCTTTCTTCATCACTTTTTAGATATATTCTATACTGATTGTTATTTAGATCGGTATGCCATACCCAATGATTATTGAGAGGCACATCTGACACACTATTAGCGACCTTAGGTTTTAACTGTAGATATAGTTCTCGTTCACATGAAAGTCCCCATGTTTCTGAACACAGTGATCTTAATGCAAAAAACCCCGCAACAGAATATTTAATTGGTTGGTAATACTTGCTAGTGGGTTTTTCTAATACACTAACATAATGAGTAAACTCATTGTGCCCACGATGCCTACCATCTAGCTTAGTAAACTTAAGTTCTAATCCCTCAGTATTCATTCACACAACTTCCAAAACATGTATGTTTTTTCGTCAAGCACTATATATCCCGATACCTTGAACCACTCACCTAAATATTTAGGTCCCCCTAATCTTTTGCGACACCATACTTCTAGTTCGCTTGGTCCCATTCTTTCTGAACCTATAGGAATGCGAATGAATGTTCTATCTTCCCAGATACCATCTACCGCAATCTTCTTCTTAATCTTCTGAGACTGTGGAACTACATCAATAATTTCTTCTGCTACGGGTCTTAGCCCCATGTTAGTTTGAACCATATATAATCTCTTTCATATCTAAATTTGTATTTTAAGCTATCATTGTCAAACTGCCATCTACAATGATGTTCACATTTCCCTATGTTAGCGTATATCCATCCTAACATTACAGTGTGTTTGTACACCGCCTCCCGAAATTGGCGTGCTGGAATAACTATCTCGTACCAACCTGGCTTCGTATGCTCCCACCCATTCTTTTCATCATAGTGATTCATTGCCAGGTTAGGTTGAACCAAATGTAATCTGCATCTTCTTTGAATGCAAAGAACATCATATCGCCACCGCCAATGCTATTCAGTTCGTAGTTGCCATGATGGTCCCAAAAGCCGCGATGCCAATCATTGCGCCACTTACCTTGACAATTCTGTTCGCACCATTCCATCATTTGCTCAACTAGGTCATGATATTTTAATCCATACAGTGCAACACCAATTGGTTCTATTGGAACTAGATGGGGGTATCCGTGATAAAAGGTGTGGGCCCATCTTGCTCTGTAACCAATATTAGGATCATACTTGCGTTCGTATTCACGCCAAGTCTTGCAGCCATAGTTTTCTAAGAAGCGTTTCTCTTTGTAACCCTTCCAGCGTTCTTTAAGTTGTTTAATCATGTCCATTTTAATAGAAACCATGCTATATCTTCTTCTCTGTCAAATATAATAGTATCGCTGTATCCAGTACTGTCATATTCAACTCTTCCTCCCCACTGTTTTAATCCTGTTTTTACATCAGTATCATCGAGGCTAAACAAAAAGTTAAACCACCAGGACTGAGTTTGATTGTTCTTATCGTTTATACACAGCGTATACATTAGTCCCACCGTAATAAAAATGCTAGCCTATCTTGTTCATTCTTAAACTCTAACACCATGCCGGTTAATGCCCAGCCCGGAGTGCATTTATTAGCCCAGTCAGTAATCTCTTGCTCATTCTTAACATAAAACTTGTAGTCAACAACAATGACAAATGGCTTCATATGTTGCGGAGAGACACTAAACCTCATCGGTGCCTCAGTAGGAAGACAGTGTACTTACGTTCATCTACAACTTCAAATGCTTTATCGGGCCAGTTAACCAATCGTAGACCGTATTCCGATTCGGATATCTGATTACAGTGTTCATTTGAAATACCAATCTGCCGGTAATCGTAGGACTTATCAATCAGTTGGTCAGTCCATGTATCAAAAAGTTTAGCATCCATATGAAAAAACTTGTTCATAGATACCCCAGGATAAAGGTCAGTGCTTCTTTCTTTTCGTCAAAGATGAAGTCATAGTCCCAACGGCTTCTATAGAGTCCTTCACTATCCCAAGTATATCCTACATTAAACCGCCGCTTGATATGGTAACTCATGTTACGCTCTTTACACCAGTTAAATGAATCAGTAGTGTTAAGTACCCCACGCACTCTCACGCAGTATTTTTGGCCGCGACGAACTACTTTGTAAGTATCAATAGCCTGCGGCATTCAACAGTTCCTTAACCTGTGTCACCATTTCAGTATTACGTCTAAACTTGATAGCCCATTGCTCTGGATTAATGTATTCGAATATCATTTTTTGTTGAGTGCTATCTATTCCTTCAAGGAACTGAATACCGCTTTCACTCTGATAAAGCATCCACGGACTAATCTTGCCATTAACTACTAGACTGCATATGCGATTTCTATTACCATATCGTAGATAGTCCTTACTTTGAACTTTTTCATTTTTGGCATGGTCAATTGTAGTTTCAATGCTACGAGCGATTGCGTCTAGCGGATCTTCTTGCTTGAGACATTCAACTAAAAATTTATCATAGTTGCTATCACTACACCAACTATCAATTTTGATGTTGTTCTTCAAAAGCCAATCAGCATAACGAGGCACATTGATACACTTAATATCAACACAGTAATGACCAAACTTGACGAAGGCAATGTAGTATGCGCTCTTAGCAAAGTCTTGATATGTCTTTTGCTTTTTACTTGTAGTATTTCTTTTGTAAAATTCAAGCCAAGATTGAAAGCCGATACGATTACCTGGCATGTCGCGGTCTTGCCACCTGCGCTTTGTCTCGCACAGATGGCTTACCATAGTTCTTTCCTTCAGAAAATATCTACTACAGAATTCGCATTGGAAATCTGTTTTAGTTACCGAAGGCTTCTTCGTATTTTTTGATATCTTCGTCTGTAATAATTTCACTTAACAACTCAATCTCATCAAACTTCATTTCGGGGAACTTAGCTGCAATATACATCTTTTTTCTATGGTTGTCAACAAAAACATCAGTTACTAAGTTAAGATCACTATCACTTGATTTAGGATATATCTTTTTGTAATAATCCTTAATCTCTTTAGTTTTAGGAGATTCTTTCAACTTACTGACACGCTCACGAATATGAGGGATCCATTGATGAAATTGTTTTCCCATACCCGGGCTTGCTGAACACAACATTAGCCACTGTAGTTTAGGATGCTTCATTACATTTTCGTTGAACAAGTATTTGTTTGCATACTCGTTTGTACTCATAACGTAATAGCGTGATAGCCCTTCGCTACCTTTAATTGCACTAATCCAATGCAACATCATAAACGGCACGAACTTCTTCTGCTGTTCGGGAGTCAATCTATCGTAATACGAATAGTCTTTGCGGTCAATAGCCGCAATTGCGTCGAAAAGGTCAAACTCGACCTTCTCAAACTTTTCGTCTGCTGATAGTTTCTCTTTAGCCATTATGCCTTCAACGATTCAACTGCAATAACGTGTTCAATCGCTTGACCAATACTGTCACCGTTGTTAACAATAGTCAGCGTCGGCCCATCACTTTCTCGCATACGTTCATTTTTGTAATGTTCAATCACGTAGCCTCCAGATGCTGGATAGATAGTGAAGCGAATGCTCTTGTTTGCATCAATGCTCCGAGATTGAACAGAGTCTACTACTGCATATGTTCTATCCTCATGACGAGAATTTTCCCATGCTTCGCGGCACCATTGTGCAAACTTACGTTTTAACCAACCCATCTTCTTTTCCTTCTCTTTTCTTACCTTGCGATTTCTAGCAGAATCAAGCCTAAATACAGTTTGGCTGGGTAGAGTGCCTGCTATCGTTCTGTTGTACTTTGCCTGACCGAGTGTTGTGTGTGCATGATGACCACTAGACATTTAAATGTGTTCTCCAAAATTCAATTGTTCTATCTAACCCGTCACTAAGTGAGATCTTGGGTTCCCATCCAGTCATTTTAGTAAGCTTTGCATTACTACTGTTTAGCAGATAAATCTCTCCGGGTCTAGCTGGTTTGGTATTCCAGTTGACTTTACCTTCCCAATTTAACTTCTTTGCAATCATATCCACGTAGTCTGAAATACGAATTGCATTGTTAGGACCCAAGCAGACCAATTGACCTACGCACTTGCCTGGGTTATCGATGATAACTTCCCAAGCATCAATTAAGTCATCGATGTACAAGAAATTGCGATACGGTACCCCATACCCCAAATTGATTTCATTTGGGTTCTTTAGCATCTGCGTGATGATTTGTTCTGTAACAAAGAAGTCATTATCTTTACGACCGTATGCGTTAGTTTGTCTAATGATAGTATACGGGAAGTTGTAGCTTCTGCTTGCATATTCCAAATACTTTTCACAAGCAAATTTTGCTACTGAATACGGAGCATTGGGATTGGGAATTGTAGTTTCATCAAAGACTTCAATTTCAGATTCATTTCCGTCTCTGATAAGGTCACTGATAGGTTGCCAACCATATACTTCCATAGTAGAAGCAAACACAAAATTCTTTAGATTTGAAAGTTGGCTTGCGGCCTCAATCAAGTTTACCGTGCCCACATAGTTAATCTCGCTGAACACAGTCTGTTCATAAAAAGATTTTTCTACTTCGGTCCGAGCGGCAAGATGAACAATCACTTCCGGATCAGCAGCATGAACCTCGTCACGAACAGCGGTATGATCCCGCAAGTCGCTTTCAAGCAAAAATAAATCATGCTTATCTGTTAGTCGTGCTACAATATGTTGCCCGATGAATCCGCTATGACCAGTAATTAGAACTCTCATTTTTTAATCTGCGTACTAATTTTGCGATTTTCGATAAAGGTTTCTACTTGAATGTTTGGGAATAAAGTTCGCACTACACCCATCACATCACCTTCTTTTTTCTGCTTAACGCACCTTTTGTAAGCTTTCAATACAGTCATCACTACGTCTCCTTTTAGTAAGCTAAAGAATAATCTACAATTTCACAGTTTCTACTGACTTCTTTAATGAAATACACGCATCTGGGCTTTTCTCCTTCATCAATAGGGACGCTTAAAAATTGACCATTTTTCAATCTGGGTGCATACCATGTAACTTCTGGATAGATATCAAGAATCTCAATAGGCAAGAATGTCGGGACAAATGATGTCAGTGAATTAAATTGAAAGGCATTGAATCCTCTGTCATTAAGACTCGAAAGAGGTAATGCTTCTAAATCTCCATGCTCTTGTTCACCAATTAGCACTTGCCAATCCATCGGCATCTTAATCACTTTATCTGCAATCTTCAATACCAATGCAGGACTATTAAACGATTCTAAAAAGATAAGGGGTATAAAATGATAATCTACATTAGCAGGGACGCTGTTATCTAAAATAGAAAATCGCAGATCATCTATTTCATCAGGCAATGTCTCTAGATTATACGAAGTATTTTCAAGGGTAAGTATTCTCATGATGTTATTATATCAACCTTTACTGTATATGTCAAGATATTAATAGTCCAATTTCTCTATACTGAAAGGATAGTTGGCTTCTTTGTAGAACTGCTTACGTTGTGTCAAGTGACGCTTCGCAAACTTACATGAGGATGTGATATCCCAAATCTGTACATGGTCCTTGTCTTCTGCTTTACGAATGCCTCTGCCTATTGACTGAATAACTCGTACAAACGATTTGCCAGGCTCAATAAGAACCAAATTAAAGATCCGAGGAATATTAATACCGACAGCCGCAACGCCGTACGTTGCGACAATAATTTTATCGTCGCTCGTGGCAACCTCATCATATTCTGCCTTTCTTTCTGTTAATCCAGTGCCGCCGTTTACAAAGACAGCATTGGAACCTAATCTGCTTACGATTTCTTTTCCTGCATTCACTCGGTCAACAAGGACCAAAGTATTACCAGTCAGATTCACTTTGTCAATTAATGCGGCAATTGTATCAAGGCGATTTGAATCTTCTAGTAGATGTTTCAATTCTGACTGGTAGTTAGTGAACTCAACCTTATCCTTAAGCTGAACAATGTTAACATGACATTGTGCGAGTACACCCTTGTCCTGTAATTCTTTTGCTGACAGCTTACCAATGACGGGACCGAGGGATACAAGCAATGATACCTGATCCATCTTGTCTTTAGGAATGGTTCCTGTCAGTCCCCAGCGAATAGGAATGTTACTGAACACTCCGGTAAGCATTGTCTTGAGAACATCAGCCTTTGCCATATGTACCTCATCAACGATTACACAAGCAATATCTTCAAAAAAGAATTCATCTAGTTTTTCTTCGCCAGCTTCGGCTGTGTTCTTGAATAAATTATTCAAGCTTTGCCAAGTGCAGATTGTGTGCGTCTTGCCGTAATCTTTGCGGTCACCAAAGTAGACACCAACATCTAATCCTAAATTGATGTAGTCTGCTTCTGTTTGTGTAACAAGACTTTTATTGGGGACAATCACTAGGGAGCGTCCTAGGTGCTCTACAGACTTAGATAGAGCAGCAGTCATCAGCGTCTTACCAGCGCCCGTTGCAACTTCCTGTAAGCATTGAGGG